AGGTAGAGAACGGGTCCGCGAGGGATCGCTCGTTCGACGGCTTCGAGGGTGGTGGTTTTCCCGGTCCCCGCGAGGGCAGAGATCATCAGATTGTCCTTGGTCCCTGACGCAGCGGAAAGGATAGCGAGTTGCTCGTCGGTGTGGTGATGGGTGTCCATTGGCACGGCTCCTTTAGCTCATCTTTCTCATGGCCATATCGGTGATCTTGGCCTCAATCAACGCAAGCATCTCGCCCACCCCGCGCCAGCCATGCGCGAGAAGGGTATCCATCTCGTTGCCTTCGGTTTGGTGCAGGTGAGCGAGGGTATAGGCACAATCCCGCGCTTCGCGCAGGTGGTCTAGCATTTTGGCGTATGTGAGACCTTTTGTTACTACTCCACCCTCAGTCTCAAATTTCGTTACCATTAGATATGTCTCCAAGTGTGCCGATGTTTTATTTGATAGATAACATTTCGATTAACGCCGAATAGTTTACTGATTTCTTCGGCATTAAGGGTATTTTCAGTAAGCAACCGTCTTATTTCAATTACTTGTTCTGGTATCAAAATGCGTTTGCCCAAAACTAGTCGGCCCTTACCAATCATATCATCAACATTATCTTGCTGTGTACCAAGAAATAAGTGTGCCGGATTTACGCATGGAGGGTTATCACATGAATGTAATACCTTCATATCATTTGGTACATCTCCAACACAAAGATCATATGCTACTCGATGAGCTTTCTGGGGATTACCCAAAACGCTTATGATGCCGTAGCCACCATCATTACGGTACCCAGAATATTCCCAACACCCGTTATTGCAAACGATCGCACGAGAGAATAAACGATCGAATAGCGTATCAGACATCAAAACCTCCTCTTAAACGGCACCGTTGGCGCAGGTGGGAGTTGGGCGAGCAACGACGCGAGACGGTCGCGGATGACGGTGGGCGATGCGGAATGGGCGTAGTGGTCGGGGAGGGAGTCGAAATCTAATTGCTGCGCGTCGGTTTCGATATCCAAGTCTCCGAATCTTAATCCTACCAGTTGCCAGCCCTTAGCTGGATACGCCCTATGTCCGCTAGTGGGGATGATCCACCAGTAGCCGGTGCCGTCGCACTCCATACAATCCGGTGAGTCGCTATTTATGCGGCACTCCGGACACTCCATCCGCATTGCTATATCAAACGCAGGTTCGCCGTTCACCTTATGGGCGATGAGATAAAGATCGGTCATTTGAGCAATCCCAACTCCAACAACGCCGCTCTCGCATCGGCTAAATCCTTTGGCGTGATCCCATCTGCCAGCAGCTTCTTCGCCACGACCGCCGGCCGCAGGTAGGGCTCACCCCCGCCTTCGTCGCGGAGCTTAGCGCCAAGCAGCGCAAGGACCTTCGATAGCCCGCCTTCGGATAGTGGGAACGCGATGACGCAAGGCTGGTTTAGCGAAGGCACCTCAGCGTACACGTTGCGGTGATCGGCCCAGACGCGGATGGCGTAGGGCGGTGCGGCGGAAGGGAGGATTGATGCGTTCAAAATCGCCTCCATGATTTGGGCGCAGGTGAGATCATTGCCTCAGGCTCGCCCACCGCTTTTGCAATTGCGTTGTGGACTTGCACAGGATTATCTAAGGTAAACATTTGCACGCCGTCAGGCAGGGCCATAGTAGGTCCTATTGAACTATCTTGCATCGCTGGCTCTGGATCATCCGCCATCTGCACCCATCCCCCGCGATCATAATCCAGCCACCAGCCAGAGCCGACCGCTTTGCGCTTGATAAACAACGGCAGCATCTCCCGATGCCGACACCTTGGCCGATGCCCCGCAGGGCAGGTGCATTCCTGCTCGGTGCAGAGGTAGCTGCTTTCGACGTTGAGATTGTGGTCAAACTTAGTGATCCGGAACTCTTGACCATCATGCCTACAACTATAAAGGAAGGTCATGGCAGACTCCATCCTTCTCTTCGCTCGGTCTCGAAATCAAAATCCCCCTCCGCAGGCTTTCGCGCAGGTGTCCTACACCAGCGTTCCCATTCCTCGCGAGAGCAAACGAATTCGCGGCCGTAGTGGTGGAGGAACCATTCGCGGTAGATGATATAGCTATCCATTGCGGAAGAACCTTTGGGTCGAGGACACTAACATCATCGTAGCGGCTTCAAGCAGGTTCAAAGCAGATGTAGGCCTCCCGTTCGCCGTGTTAGTAATATCCTGCCCCGCAAGGTTCATACAAATCGGAGTCCAATACGCTTCGTGTATCTCTTGCGAGATTAACCATTGCTTCAACGCGGCGACTTGGGCGTCTTGTTCGGCTAGGTCTAATATCAGTGGAGGCATGGCTCAATTTCCTCGGCACGAGTTCCCATTGTCTCTATTATACACCATTTCGGCCTAGAAGTCAATCGCCCTGATTAGTCTAGATGTTACAGAGCTATAGGCGTCGCGAGAAGGCGTTCTATGAAGGCTTCCCCGCATGTTGTGGAGCTATATCCGCTAGGGGAATCTTCGTTGCGGTAGATAAGACCGTGCTGAACTAATTGTTGAGTATAGGTAATTGTTGCTATTGAATTAGCATGGGCCGGTTTGTCCTTGGCATAGGGTTCCGCGATAGCGTAGTAGTGGAGGAGTATTTGGATGTGTAAGGGTGTTAGCATGACTGGCTCCAAAGAAATTGGCCTAGCATTTGCGCTAGGCCAAGGAAAGATCACTGCGCTGCTTGTGCTGGCGGAACCGCATCCGGTCGCCAGTTGTAGTCCTCCTCAGTACCGCCACCGTTCAGCCATCCTTGGAGGGAGACGTAATAGGGATGATCGTGATAGCGTTTGTTGTGGTAGGGCTTGAGAGACCCGTCGGCTTTGGGTTCAGCTAACGAAGTCGTAGTAGGCGCAGCCGTAGTCTCGGCAGACAATATCGGGGCAATCTCTGACGAGACAGTAGTCGTCGAACCAACAATAGGGTCCGCGACACTCTGACCCGCGTCCTCGATCGACTTGACGACCTCTGGCACGGGCTGTGTTTGATCCGCAATCTCATGCCAGCCTTGACCAGTTAAAGCCTGTTCCATGTTTGCCGTCTGAGTCGCTAGCTTTGGCTCCGCCTTCGGCGTCGCCTCCGCTACGCCTTCAGCCTTAGCTTTCGCGATAGCCTCCGGCATACCAATCGCACGCTTGATACCATCCAGCCGATCCTCCGCTTCCAAGGCGCGAAAGCCTGCCTCATCGCGCTCTGCCTCCACAGAGCGCAGCTTGGCTTGGGTTTCATCCTGCTGCGCCTTCATTTCCATAATCCGGATTTCTAGCCGGGCTATGGTTTCGCCGTCCGTAACCCGCTGCTTCTCATGTCTGGCGATAGTGTCCAGATGGCCCTGCTCGGCCTCCAAGGCCCTATAGGCCTCCGCAATCTCGCGGATGAAATTATGTCCGTGTTCTGTCATGGCTCATTCCTTTCGATAGGTCTTGATTTACCTTCGCTTAAAGGGGCGGGGGAGATTGGGATCAATGATTGTCGGGCCTACACACGCCCCTAGACCTTGCTCTTCCCCCGTTGGGACTACTGGCCCCGTGTAGGACCTAGGCGATACGCGGATTGTATGGGCTGGCGCCGTTCCGTTTCTCGCCTAGGGAAGCTACGTTAGTGTGCGGTATGACCCGCAGCCGGCTTCTGCCTAGGCGCAGCCATACCGGCTTGCTTGGCAGACAGCGGAGCCTTGTCGCCTTTCTTCTTCGGCGGCACTTTCGGCTTCGCCTTCACCTCGTCGGAGTTGGCCTTGTCCCCGACCAACGCAAACAGGTCGAGGCCCTTCGTACCCTTGGCCTCACTCACGCGCTCAGCGAGGTTCTTTCTCGCCAATTCCATGAGATGAGGATTACGCTCAAGGATAATCTTCGCAGCCGCAGTATGCTCCTTGGCAGAATACGCTCCGACCTTCTGACCCGAACTCCGGATCAAGTCCTTGAACATATTCTTCGCAAGGCGCATGGCTTCAGTCTGCTCGGCACCGGAAGCCTTAGCCTTCTTCGCACCGGGGACAATACCATCGCGCAATTGCGCTAGGGTTTTCTCCGCTGCTTTCAAGACTTCCGCCTTCCGATCTTCCAACTCCTTGCCTTCCAGCTTGGTGATACCGGCGAGAGACTTCGCCGCACCGTTGGCCTTCGCACACAGAGTATCCAGACCAAGCTGGAAGATTGCCCTGTATGTGTTATCATCCGTGATCTCATCCGAGTTGATCGTAAGCTCTCCGGCTTCGCCTTTAAGCACGATCTTGTAAATCTTCCTCGGATCAAACTCCGGCTCGCTTTCAACCGTAACGTGTTCATTCATCTGCGCAATTCCTTGTTTGCACGTTCTATGGTTCTGGCGCTACGCTATCGCCGTCGGCGAGTGAGGCAAGCCCACTATTGCCCGCGATCTATGGCCTCGTCAGCAAGGGCATAACCCTTGGAGGGGGCTTACGCCTCCCTTTCGGCCTTGCGCTGTAATCGTGTATTCTGTCGTTCGCTGGAATAAGGATACACTCGGTTATATCCCAACCCGCGAACTGGATTGAGTATCCATCGCTTGGCTGTTAGCATACCGTGTCTATCTCGATCCCGCAAATCTCTCGTTGCCCCCGCGATCTTATCCTGCAAGATATTAGGCCTTTGGTTATTAACGTGCATCTGATCCTCCTCGATGACAAATCAGTCAGACGAATGGTTGGGGCGATTAGCTATTGGGATACGGAACCTCGTGGGATAATCCTAACCTCCGCATACGCTGTTCCGCAATAATCGTCTCAGCCTTACGCATTGCAATCTGCACCTCGGCTTGTGCTTCAAGCAGATAGCCTAATATCTCGCTATCGCTCAACTCACCGTTGCGCCATTGATCCATTCGTTGTGTTAGCATAGACATAGCTCCTATCTGTTCCCAGTGCCCTCAATCCTACGCCCCAATTGTGGCGACAATACGGCGCCGAAATCACAATCGCGTGATGTTGCGCCGCAGCAGTTGAGTTGGCCTGTGGTGGCGAGACTTGATTATCCTTCCATTATACACGAAATCCCGCAAAAGTCAACAGCTTTGGTGTCGCAACATTCCCCGATATAACCCCGATAATCCCGCGATAGGCCCCCGATAGCCTCATCAGCCAAACCATAGCACCTAGCCCCCTCCCCCTCCCTGTCTGGGTCTATCTGGGGGTTGGTGTCTTCTGTAGAGAGAGAGATTTGTGAGACGAGACAGGGCCAGATAGGCCCTTACCCATAGGGTGGGGGAGGCAGGTGCTATGGTTTTGGGTATCGGGCTATAGGGGGATCATCGGGGGATCATCGGGGGGAGATCGAAGCGCGAGGATGTAACATTTCGTGATTGGACATTCGCGGCGATTGGGCGCAAGATGCTTGGGCGATGGCGATCAAGCCTCGCTTAACCCTAAGGGGAATGATATGATCAAGTCCGAAACTAAGGCCAACTGGCAGACGATCGACACTGAGACCTTGCCCGCACCTATCGCGAAGCAATACGCCCATTACAAGGAAAGCTATGCGGAGATGAAAGCGGAACGTAAGGCCTTTGAGGATGCTGTGACCGATCTTATCTCGCCACCCAAGGGCAAGCGTATCGCCTTCGGCTATAACTTCGGCAAGTTATCGGTTGCTCTGGTCGATGATGATGCAAAGCCAGCTTCCAAGTCATCCATCCGTCTCGCAGAGCTATGCCGTCGCTAACCCTTTAACTGACCTCAACTAACCAAGGCTCTCGCCCCGAAGGGGGCGGGGGCCAAAATTTCGTCTTCGCGCGGGGCCCATTATGCCTCCCCGCAAATAATATGATTTTCGAAAAGGCCATACCGATGACCTATCCCCGCAAATTGTATCAATTTCGAAGAACCCATACCCTTCAAGTGGCCACTTGACTTTCTTATAGAAGGGCGTAGAATAGAGGGTAGGATGAGGAGTATTTTGACTGGAAGGGAGCTATGGAAGAGGACGGGTTCTTTGATTATTCGGCCTTGATGCATTGTGCTGTGTATGCGCTATTGCGGAAAGGCGTGGTGGTGTATATTGGACAATCTAAGTCCACGGCGCAACGATTAGCTACGCATTGTGGTAAGCGAAAGGGTAGGCCAAGGAAAGTTGGGTTCACTCAGAAGATTCCTGTTGGGTTTGCTTTTGATGCAATTTGGGTTCGGCCGTGTATGCTTGGCGAACTAAGCACGATTGAAGTTGCGATGATTAAGAAGTACCAGCCGAAATACAATCAAAAGCATATGCCAGCCCCACCACCGATCGCGTTGGAAATGCTGATCGACCTGATGCCGACCTATCAAATGCCGAAGCCCACCCCCGAACCAAGGTCCTGGAGACGACTGTGAAGCCTACCCTTCACCGAGGAAAGATCGCGAAGCATCCTACGATCCTGTCAGTGCGAGTGCTGACGCGGGAGGATTTGGCGTGTCTGAAGACCAACGAGCGGACGGTGCCACGGGTGAAGAGCTTCCGCGATTCGCATCATCGCCTTGCGAGGCTTTGCGCCGCTGGGCTCCGTAATGAAGAAATCTTGCGGATCACAGGGTTCTCGTACGTTCGCCTTAGCACGCTCAAGATGGACCCGGCGTTTCAGGAACTTATCGCCCAATACCGCGATAAGGTAACCCAGGCCTTCGTCGCGTCGCAAGACGAGTTCTTCGAAACCTCGACGTCGAACATGCTTCGCGCAGAGCGCCAGATCGAGGAGCATCTAGACCGGGCGGACGAAGAAGGCGAACTCCTTCCGGTCAAGACCCTAATGGCCCTCACTGCCGATCGCGCCGATCGCTTCGGCTACGGAAAGAAAACGATAAACACCAACATCAACGTCGACTTCGCTGGTCGTATGGAGAGAATGATGGCCAAGCAAGGCCAAGCGACAGTAATCGATGCCAAACCTGCCTCGATAGCTCAACTAGAGCAGGACCTTAGAAGTCCGATGGATACAGGTGAAACTCCTGTTCGGGGCGCCACAATCGTCGCCGCTTCGGCTGGCGTTCGGCGACGATAGAGGAGGGGGAGATGCTCGATCGGATATCCTGGCATGGCTCTCCGATCTCAGAGCGCTCCCCCGACTCTAATTGGCAAGAACAGCTTCTCGAATGGCTCGCCTCGGTCCGCGACGATCCGCTAGAGTTCGTCCTTGGCGCGTTCCCTTGGGGCGAGACCGGTACCCAACTCGAAGCCTACACCGGCCCAATGCCCTGGGCGATCGATCTCATGGGTCGGATCAAATCCGGCCTCCTGACCGCAGACGAAGCGATCCAAGAAGCAGTCGCATCCGGCCACGGTATCGCGAAGTCCACCACCGTTGCAATGATCACCCTCTGGGCCTTTATGACCTTCCCAGACTGTCGCGGGGTGATCACCGCGAACACTGAAACGCAATTAAAGACGAAGACCTGGGCCGAACTCGGCAAGTGGTTCAACCTCTGCTGGTTCTCGCGGGAGTTCTTCACCCTCAACGCCACGTCCCTCGTCTCCAAGGACCCCGAGCGCGAACGCACCTGGCGCATCGACATGATCCCTTGGTCCAAGACCAATCCGCAAGCATTCGCCGGTCTCCATAACAAAGGCAAGCGAATGCTAATGATCTTCGACGAGGCTTCCGAAATCGAAGACATAATCTGGGAAACCGCCGAAGGCGCGTTCTCCGATCGCGACACGCAACTGATCTGGCTCGTTTTCGGCAACCCCACCCGCAACACCGGCCGCTTCCGCGAGTGCTTCGACGGTGGGCAACACCACGGCTTCTGGCACACGACGCAGATCGACTCCCGCACTGTGCCGATCTACAACCGCTCCCGCGCTGAGCGCTTAATCAAAACCTACGGCGAAGATTCCGACTACGTTCGTATCCGTATTCTTGGCCAGTTCCCACGCCAAGGCCTGATGGAATTCTTCTCCGCTGCCGACATCGACGCGGCAATGTCGCCCGACCGCGAAGTCTACATCGATGCACAGACACCGCTCGCAATGGGGGTCGACGTTGCGCGCTACGGGCGTAACAACTCGGTTATATTCCCGCGCAAAGGCCGCGATGCGCGAACGATCGCGAGAAAGGTCTTCAATGGAATCAACACCGTCGAACTCGCCAATTGGGTCTTCGATTGTTGGACTCAGTGGCATCCTGATGGTATTTTCATTGACGGTGGCGGTGTTGGTGGTGGCGTTGTCGATCAGTGTCGGGCCAAGCATCTTCACGTGTGGGAAATCCAATTCGGCGCAAAGGACTCCGTCACTGGAGTCAATAACAACAACTCCGGTGAAAAGTACGCCAATATGCGCGCAGCGATCTACGGCGCCTGTCGCTCTGCCCTCCCAACCCTGATGCTCCCAAACGATCCCGACCTCCGCAACGCCATGCTCGCGATCCGTTACACGTTTAATAAGAACGACGAAATCCTTTTGGTCTCCAAAGAAGACTTAATGGAAGACAATCCGGGTCTAATCCTCGACGACCTCGACGCGCTCTGCCTTACCTTCGCTGGGCCCCTTGCGCCCCATCCCGGCGCTGGCCGCGAAGGTCCGCAGGTTGAAATCCACGTTAGCGAATATAACCCATTCGACGCTAAGCACATGGAAGCCGCATGACCCCCAGCACTCCGCAGCAAGCCCTTCCGCAACTGCCCGCATCGGTCCCACCGCCGCCTGTCTTCGGCTCGGCTCCGCAAGGTAAAAAGCCCGGCGTCAAAAGCTCCCAGCCGACTTTCCTAGGCTCTGACACTATGGCCTCCCCTGGCAACCTCGGCGGTAAGAAACTCGTAGGCGAATAATGCTCAAGCCGATTCCCATAGGCGAGCCCCGCGATCGGTCGACGTTCCTTTACATGGAGCCCGACCCCGATATCCCCGACCACGCCCAATGCTCCTCCTGTCGAAACTTCAACGACGTCGAAGGCCTCTGCTTCTGGCTCTCCGCAAAGGACGAAGTCGATGGCGATGACTCTTGCGGCGAATACGGCCAAGGCGAGCCTTCGTCTGACATCGTTCCCACGGGCCAATACACAAAGGAAACCCTCGGCTTCGTCGATCACCAAGTCCGTTGCGAGAACTGTAACGCCTTCGACGACCGCGACCAAACCAACCTCCACTGCGATCTCTATGTCCAACTCAACCGAATGTTCCCGCGCCTCTGGCGCCTTATCGAAGAAGTAAAACCCCGTGGCTGTTGCAACGCCCAAATGCCCGGTAAGCGCAACCCAAAGAACTTCGGCCCTTATGGCCCGATCCCCGACGATGACGACCCGAACGTCGGTGGGTTGATAACGGAGATTCTCTGATGCCCACCGCGCCTATGCTCCCGCCAGAGGAAATGGCCAAAGCCCAAGCGGGGGCTGGCCTCAACCCGGCCAATTTCTTGATCGCCGCTGCCGACATGCACGGCTCAGGTCAACTCTCCGCACCGGTCCCGAAAGGCCCCGACCCACTCGCTCGCGCTGGCAAGCCCGCCCGCAAGAAACTCCAGATGGTTAAATGAGCACCCTCGTCACCCAACGTTTCTCTGGCCTCTACCAAGAACGGGTAACCGAGCAAGACATCCGCCTGCGCCAGTTTCAACAGGGGCGTCTCCTCGGCCTCCGCGTCAATCGCTATAGTTGGTGGACTCATGCAAGGGAGTTGGCCGACCACATCCTCCCAAGGCGTTACAAATGGCTCATAACCCAGAACCAACAGAACCGCGGGTCCCCGATCAATCAGCATATCTTAGATTCCACTGGGACCATCGCCGCTCGGAACTTAGCTGCTGGTATGATGTCAGGGATTTCCTCCCCGACGCGCCCTTGGTTCAAGTTGAAAATTGGTCGCCAGGATTCTACGCAAACGTCACCCGTGTCATTGTGGCTTGCGGAATGTGAGCGGCTAATGTACCTGATCTTTGCGGAGTCGAATTTCTACACCGCAATGGCGATCTTCTACTTCGATCTCGTCGTCTTCGGCACTGCGGTCATGCTAATCTATGAGGACTTCGACAATGTCATCAATTGTATTAATCCCGCCTTCGGCGAATACTACGTTGATATCGACGGGCGCTATAGGCCAGTTATATTCTATCGAGAGTTCACCTACACCATTGCCCAGACGGTGGATGAGTTTGGATGGGAAGCCACCTCCCCTATGGTGCGCCAATTCTACGATCTCCAAGACGGCGCCAACCTCACCCGCGAAATCATAATCGCCCACGCGATCGAACCCAACACGGAGCCAGAGAAATATGGAATCCCATCACACTTCAAATACCGCGAAACCTACTGGGAATGGGGCGGTGCGACGAATCCTCAAGGCGGCACTTCCGCTCGCGGTTATCTTCGCAAGCGTGGGTTCAACGAGCGCGCTGCGATCATCGGTCGCTGGGACCTCGTGGCCAACGACCCCTACGGCCGATCGCCAGGTATGGACGCTCTCCCAGACATCAAACAACTCCAGCAAGAAACTCGCCGCAAAGCCCAAGGCATCGACAAAGGAATCAACCCTCCCCTCGTCGCCGACGTCCAACTCAAAAACCAGCCCGCCTCGTTGCTCCCGGGAGGAATCACCTTTCTGCAAGGAATGATGTCGACTGGTAACGACGGAATGAAGCCTGCCTACGGCAACTGGAAGCCGAATATCAAAGACATCACCGAAGACCTTGCGGAAGTCCGTGGCCGGATCAAGGAAATCTTCTTCAACTCCCTTTTCCAAGTCGCTTCGCAATTCGAGACCCGGTCGAATATCACCGCAGTCGAATGGGACATGCGGAAGTCCGAATCGTTGATGATGCTGACGCCGGTGATCGAGCGTCTACAGTCCGAAGTCCATGCCGTCGCTATCGATCGTGTCTGGGGAATCATGTCCCGCGCTGGGATCATCCCTCCGCCCCCGCCCGATATCGCTGGCCAAGAACTCAATATCGAATACACCTCGATGCTCTCGATCTCCCAGCGCGCAGCCCAAGCGGGATCGATTGAACGCGTTCTCCAGATCGCTGGCCAACTCGCTGGTATCGATCCCGCCGTGGTCGATAACATCGACTTCGATATGGCCCTCGATCTCTATGCCTCTCTACTCAACCTCGACCCGCGAATGATCCGCGCTCCGCAACAGCTAGCCGCGATTCGCCAGCAGCGTGCGCAGCAGCAGGCTCAGCAGCAGCAATTGCAGAGTGCAGAGACATTGACGAAGGCGGGCGCTAATGCCTCAGCCATCGACGTCGGCGGCGGTCAGAACCTAGTCCAAAGGATGCTAGCTGGATGACCTTCGATGGCTCAAACCGAAAACAGGTCCGCGAACGTGAGAAAGAACTCAAGATTGCTGAGAACAACCGCCTCGCCTACACCCGAAGAATTATGTCGGATGTTCCGGGAAGAAAATGGATGCACGATATTTTGGTTCGATGCCACATCTGGCAGACTTCGTTTGCCGCAGGGCAGCCCGACACAACTACTTTTCGCCTTGGCGAGCAGAACCTTGGTCTCCAAATCTTCGCGGACGTTATTGCCGCGTCGCCGCAAGAATACGTTCTAATGATGACCGAAGCCAGCATAAAGGAAGTAGTCAATGACCGACGTTACAGTGACGACCGAACCCCCGCAGGCGAACCAGCCGGAAGCCAGGACTCCGGACGGGACGCTGAAGGATCAGTCGCCGGGGAATACGACCCCTTCGCCCGAACCGAAGCCTGAAGGCGATAGCTTTCTCACAGGCAAGACCGAGAAGCCCGAGGCGCCGAAAGCGCCTGATCCGAAGGCTGATGCTCCCAAGCCAGACGCGCCCGTAGGGGCCCCTGAAAAATACGCCGATTTCAAACTCCCCGACGGTTACCAATTCGACAAGCCAGCGCTAGATCAAGCCTTAGTCACGTTTAAAGAGATGAACCTTACCCAAGACCAAGCCCAGAAGTTCGTCGATCTCTACGCAAAGCATTCCCTCGAAGCCGCCTCCGCACCCTACCGCGAATGGGCCAATCTTCAAAAGACCTGGACCGATCAGATCGCGGAACGCTTCCCCGGCGAGAAATCAACCGCGGTCAAATCGATGATCTCCGGCGTGATCGACGCGGCCCTCCCGCCTTCCCTCGCCAAAGGCCTTCGCTCTGCACTCGACGTAACCGGCGCTGGCTCCCACCCAGATGTGGTTGAAGCTCTCTCGATCCTACTCAAACCCCTTTCCGAAGGAACGCCAGTCAAGGGCAATGCGCCGTCCAAAGAAGGACAGGCTGCCCCAGGAACTGACACTCGGCCATCGATCGCAGACGCGATGTATGGCCATTTGAGGAAATAGCATGCCTTTTACTCTCAACTATCTTCGATCCATTCTAGACTACGATCCGTTTGAGACCGGTCTATTTACTTGGCGTCAGCAAGTTGGCCGCCGTGTAAGGGTTGGTGAAGTTGCAGGGTCTTATGATAAAGACGGCTATATTGTAATTCAAATCGGTGGTGTTAAATATAAGGCTCACCGATTAGCCTATCTCTATATGACTGGAGAATGGCCTGAGGAAGAAATCGATCACAAGGACGGCGACCCAGCAAATAATGTCTGGAGCAATCTTCGTGATGCGACGCGTAGCGATAACTGCGCAAACTCTAACCGAGAATTAGGCGAGTCCGGCTTCAGAGGAGTCAAGTGGGTCCCGAGTACCAGAACTTGGATTGCAAGGGTCTCATACGGATATCAGCGGATATGTCTCGGACCGTTTGGCACAGCAGAGGAAGCTAACGAAGCCTACTTAGCTGCTGCTAAGACTGTTCACGGAGAATACGCTCTCCACAATCGACACCCTGAAACAGGAGCATAACCTATGGCAACGATAGGTGCAACCGCACTAACGTATGCTGATTGGGCCAAGAGGATGGATGACGGCTATAAAGTGGCCGCAATCATCGAATTGCTTAGTCAGACAAATGAAATCCTCGATGACATGATGGTCGTCGAGGGCAACCTCCCGACGGGCCACAAGACCACCGTCCGTACGGGCCTTCCGCAGGCCACTTGGCGCTTGCTGAACACCGGCGTTCCGAACGCGAAGTCAACGACCGCACAGATCGTCGACGCCTGCGGCAACCTCGAAACCTACTCGGTCATCGATAAAGACATCGCGGACCTTAACGGGAACACGCCTGAGTTCCGGCTCTCGGAATCCCGCGCGTTCCTCGAAGGCATGTCGCAACAGGTTGCTTCGACTCTGATCTATGGCAATCAGTTCGTCAACCCCGAACGATTCACAGGGCTCGCGCCTCGCTACTCGACCAAAACCTCCGCAAACTCCGCAACTGCCGCAAACGTCCTCGACGGCGGCGGCGTAGCCTCGACCAACACCTCGATCTGGGTGATGACCTGGGGCTCGGATACCAACTTCGCCACGTTCCCGAAGGGTAAGCTGACAGGCTTACAACAGCGCGATATGGGCGAGTGGCCGGTGACCGACTCCAACGGCAACACCTACCAAGCCTATCGCGAACACTTCAAATGGGAAATCGGCCTCGTCAACCGTGACTGGCGCTATGTCGCCCGCATCGCGAATATCGACGTGACCCAACTCACCGGCGTCTCGGCCGCGAACCTGATCAACTTCCTCGTCCGCGCGCTCTACCGCCTCCCGACCGCCCCGGTCTCCGCAACGACTATCCAAACCTCCGACTCCCCGGCGGTCCGCGCAGACATGGGTCGCACTGTCATCTACTGCAACCGTATCATCCGAACCTATCTCGATCTGCAAGCGATGAACAAAACCAACGTTCTGCTTCGTATCGAAGAGTTCAACGGCAAACCGATCACGACCTTCCGCGGCATCCCGGTCCGGACGGTAGACGCGATCCTCAGCAACGAAGCGCAGGTGGTGTAACATGATCCTCGATGGTCTTTTAGTCTTCACCGGTCCTTCTGGCACGGGCGATCTCCCGACCACTGGTACCCAAAACTCCTCCAACGTTCTTGATCTGGGCCTTGTAGGCCTTCCCGCATCCATCTCAGGCGGTGGCGGTGGTGGTGCTCGAGATATCGGCATCGGCGACGATCCGGCGATGAAGCTTCTGGTCCAGGTCCTCACGGCCTTCACAGGCGGCACCTCGCTCCAAGTCGCTCTCCAAGGTGCCCCTGACTCCGGCACCGGCACTCCAGGCGCCTACACAACCATGCTCACCGGCCCCGCAGTAGTCGAAGCTAACCTAATCGCTGGCTCTCGCATCCTCGACGACGATATGCCTCGGCCTGTTCCTGGCCAAGCGATCCCCCGCTACCTCCGACTCTCCTATATCACCGTCGGAACCCACACCGCTGGCGCCATCTTCGGCACCATCGTCCTCGACCGTCACGATCTCCCGCTACAATCCAACGCGACTCTCGGTGGCTATCCCGCCGGGATCACCGTTGCGAACTAAGGAGCGCCGCAATGAAAAACTTCCTCCACCGTTGGGGCACTACCTTAGCGCTGCTCGCGATCCTTGGCAGCGTCGGGATCGCCCAGAACATTACCCAATCGGTCCAGCTTTCCCAGGACCCGCGTGGTACCATTGGCGTAGACACCACTGGTAACATCTACTTTCAAAACAACAAACACATCCTCTCGTCCCCGAACGTCTCTCCACCGCCGGTACTCTCTGCTTGCATCACTGGCGGCTCCCCGACCCTAACCGGAACCGACTTCTCTGGCACCATCGTCTCCGGTACCACTGCTTCCACCTCCTGCGTCGTTACCTTCGGCGCAGCCTTCCTCACCGCACCGCGTTGCGTCGTAACTTGGCAATCCGGTCCGCTCGTCGCAATGTCTTGGACCACATCGACCACTGCACTGACGATTACCCAAACCTCCACCGCGTCAGTCACGATCGACTACATCTGCACCTCGACATCATAGGAGAATGAAAATGATCAAACGCTTTCTCCTATCGCTAGGAGCCTTGGTAGCGCTTGCTACCTCGGCCTTGGCCCAGATCGCTAGCGTTCCGCAAGTCGGCCTTACCACTGGCTACTTAGCCAAAGCCACCTACTCATCGGCCTTCTTTGGCTTCGTTCCGTTCACCGGAGGTACAGACGAAATCTGTATCTCCGGCTCCGCGTCGAAGGTCGTCCGCATAAACCGTATCTCCCTAGGCGGAACAGCCTCAGCGATCGTCAACCTCCCGGTCACGATCCTTCGCCGGGCCTCACTCGACACCGGCGGAACCCCCGCAACCACCACGGCCAACCCGGGCGTCACTACCCAAATCGCTTCCCGCGATACGGGCCAAGCGCCTAATACCGCTGCGACCGCAGTCCTCGTCTCCTACACCGCAGCGCCAACCATCGTCGACTCCGCACCTGTCTACCTCGACTCCGGAACGATGGTCCTATCCCTAACCGGTACCGGTGCGGGTATCGGTAATCTAATCTTCGACTGGTCGCGGGATATCGAAAACAACGCTCAAGTCCCGACCCTCCGCGGAGCCGCTCAGCAAATCTGTGTCAACTTTAACGGCACCACCCCCGGTACCGCGTTGTTGAACGGTTCTATTGCCTGGACGGAGGAATAGCCCATGCGAAAGCTTATCGCCGCACTTGTTCTCTGCATCGGGCTAGCAAGTGCGGCGCTAGCTCAGGTTGCGCTTTTTACACAGATACCGATCGCTGGTAATCTCAGTAATATCACCAACGGTGCCACCTTCACAACCGGTACCGCTACCGCTACCCTTACCGGCGTCGCAGGCCGGTGGACCTATATCTGCGGCTTCGTTATAACCTCCGCAGGAACAACCTCCGCAACCCTCGGCGCCGTAACCGTCACCGGCACCGTCTCTGGAACCTTGCCATTCGAATACTCCTTCGTCTCTACTGGTCAAGGTATCCTCGGCATCGCCTTCGGCCCGGGTTGCATCCAATCCTCGGCCCAAAACACCAATATCGTCGTCAACGTTCCCGCAGGTGGCGCAGGGACCGTCGGCGCAGTAACCGCATGGGGGTTCACAAATTGACCCGCATCATCCGCATAATCCTCATCCTCGGCCTCTGCACTTCCCAAGCCTCGGCCCAGCTTCTCCATGGAGTCACTGACTCACTCTCTGGCGGTGGATCAATAATCCCCCCTACCTGTAATGGCACCATAGACCTATCTTCTGGCTGTGTTCAGCCAATGCTAGGAGGCCTATAATGCGTAAGCTCTTACTTGTATTAGCTTTCCTAGGCCTAATCAACCCGGTCCTTGCTCAAAACTATAACGCTACCCCTGGATCAGGTCTAGTCTTTGGTTCAAAGCTAGTCACAGCGGTCAACTACCCGCAGATCGTCTTCTGCGATCCAACGACTCCTTCTCAATGTGTCGGGGTCAATGCGTCTGGCCAAATGACTGTCCTAGTCGCTGGCACTGTAGCTGCGACGCAATCTGGCACTTGGAACATCAATAACATCAGTGGTACCATCTCACTTCCAACTGGAGCAGCCACTTCAGCCCTACAAACTACTATCAATACCACCCTTGGTTCGCCGTTCCAAGCCGGTGGATCGATTGGCAATACAACATTCGCCGCGACTCAGTCTGGTACTTGGACAGTAAACCCGACCACTGCGGCAAACTGGGGCATTGGTGCGACCGCTGCAGCCGTACCTGCCAATGCCGTCTTCGGAGGAATGTCTCAAGGCGGTAACCTAACCGGTCTCACAGGCACCTCCGGTAACCTCAACGTCCAATGCGCGAACTGTTCTGGCTCAGGCGTCTCCACCGCTGACGAAGCGGCCTTTACCGCAGGCACATCCCTATTCGCTGGCTCCGGTGGATTCTTCCAAACTACCGCTACTAGCAACCCACTGACCACCGGTCAGCAAGGTATGTTCCAAGTTACGGCTAACCGTGCATTGTTCACTAACCTCCGCAATGCGTCCGGTACTGAAATAGGAACATCCACGACCCCACTTGTTGATACCGCTCGCGTGGTAGGCAACGCAGGTGCGGTGATGGATGCAGCAGGGCAGAACGCTGCCGCCCCCGCGAACTGGCTAGCCACTGGATGCCAATTCCAAACAACCCCAACCACTATCACAGCAGGCAATGCCTCCCCGTGCCAGATGGATAGCGCGGGTAATATCCTAGTCAACGTTAAGTCCGCAACTGGTATCGCTCCGGGTACTGCGCCCGGTACGTTAACCGGCTCATGGATTTTAGGAGAAGTTACTACCGCTACTCCTACTGATTATACAACAGCTACGCTCGATTCTTTATCACTAACAACTGACGGTGGGCTTCGTTCTGCCCCAACTGCTCCTGCGGTTACAACCATTCAAACCGCAGCTGTCGCTAATGGTAACGGCACAAACCTAAGCACACAAGGCTACACCGCTGCCGTCCTCAACGTCCTCTGTTCTGTCGCCTGTTCCGGTGGCACCACAATCAATTTCGAAGCTAGCGTTGACAACACTACCTTCGTTCCAATCCAAGGCATCAACACTGGTGCTAGCACGATCGCCACGACTACAACAACTTCTGGCGATTGGATGTTTAACCTTGCTGGTTATTCATTCCTCCGTGCGCGTATTAGTGCCTATTCAGCGGGCACGATTTCGGTTAAGGCCTATCAGATTACAAATACTGGCCTCCCGCCAGTTATGAATTCAATCATAACCAATACCCCTGCTGTAACTTTAGCTTCGACCACGATCACTGGCACTGTAGCTGCTACTCAATCCGGTACGTGGAATATTGGCACGGTGACAACGCTTCCAGCACTACCTGCCAACCAATCCGTGAACGTCGCCCAATTCGGTGGTGTATCAACATCTACTGGTCAAGTTGCGGTTAGCACTGCACCAACTACTGCGGGTAATACTGCCCTTGTTGTCGACCTACGTCCTGATAGCCCTGGTATCATTGCACTCGGTCAAACAACTAAGTCAGCCTCAGTGCCGGTTACGATTGCTTCTGATCAACTAGGTGCGAATACAGCAGCCAATTCATTACCGGTTACCATTGGCCCTGCTCTACTGGGCTCTTATTGCATGGGAGCTAGTACTGGCACGATGGCTGCTGGTCTAGCTGGTGGATCGCCCGTATATTCATTCCGCTATGGCGGAGCCAATCTAGCAATCATCCGCAAGGTATCGATAGAGGCTGACGACGTCACCACGGCGTTCGTAGCTGGTACGGCCAAATTTGATTTGATTGCTGCTAGGTCGTTTACCGCTTCCGATACCGGAGGGACTTCTCCTACCTTGACAGGTAATAACGGCAAGTTGCGCACCAGTTTTGCTACTACTGCCATTTCCGATCTACGTATTTCTTCCACCGCTACCTTGACAGCAGGCACCCGAACGCTCGACGCGCAGCCATTGGCTACGATCTCGTTTGCGATTTCTACCAATATCGACGCGGTGCTACTTCCGACTACTGACCTGATTAGACAAAACGTAGGCGAGAGCCCGCTAGTATTAGCTACCAACGAAGGCTTTGTTATTCAAGCAACAGTACCCGGAACCGGAACTTGGTTTACATCAGTTAGAACTTGCTGGGATGAAGTGAGCGCCTTCTAATGAAACGTTTAATTGCCCTTTTACTTTGCGTAGCGCTTTGCTGTCTTCAAGCAAACGCAGCGGGTTGGTTACCACTTGCTAAGTCTGGCGGTGGGGGTGGTGGCACAGTCACACTTCAGGATAAAAGCACCGCTGTTGTAGATTCAACTATAGCTGCATCTCCATACACCGGAACGGCAAATATCACCGTTACCGGGTCGCTGACGAACCCAGCGATGACGATCACGTTGGTTTTTGGCGCTACCGTTTCCGCTGTTACTGCTCATTGGGATAGTGCAGGTGCTAATCAAGCCCTAACACAAATCGGTACGGCGGGTGAAACTACCGGGCCAACCTCCACCTATATTTTTGGTATGGTAGGGCAGCCTACGGCGGGTAATAAAACTTTAAATGTTACTTGGACCGGAACCGCTAACGAGTTACAGATTTTCGCAGAGACTTGGATAGGGGTTAATCAAACATTCGCTACGGCGTTCCCATCTGGTCATGTTTCTACGACAAATAGTGCAGCTATTTCTGGTGGCGCTACCGCAACACAAACTATAACATCAGCCACTAATGACGCAGTGCTTGCGTCTTTTTGCAATGATCTAACATGGACATCCATCGGAGCCACGTCGTTTTATTTGACGAATGGCGGCTTTGTCGCGGGTGGCTCTAATCATGCCGCAGGCGCAGTATCCGTCAACCTAACGGCAGTCAATAATGGTGGAGATCACTGGTGCGGTGTTGGAATCGATATCGTACATAATTAGAAAAGCTTGGAATGATCACGCGTCGAAGGGCATCTACATTGTTAGCTTCTGCGGCCACGCTACTTCTTGATAAGCCAGGAAAGGCTCAACTCGGCACGCTTCCGTATAGTGGTGCGGCAATTGGTTCTGGCCCAGTCACCGGATTTAGCCAACTCAAGATCGGTGGCGGTGGCGAGGTTACCGGCATTAGCGCGGCCAACGACGGCACGCTAGTATGTCGCACCGATGTCGGCGGCTGCTACCTTTGCCCGTCGGGCACGACGAAGTGGCAGCAACTGATCGTCAAATCGGCTTGGCCCGCCGCCAACTTCGGCTGGCAGAACTGGACCACCTCCAACGGTGGTGTCTTTGCCATCGCCATTGCCCCATCCAATAGCCAGGTGATCTATGTAAGCTTCCAGCAATTTATTTTTGTTTCGATTAATGGCGGCGCGTCGTTTACTAAGACCAGTTGTCCACAAGACACCGGCGCGGATGCCAACGGCGGCGGCGAGCGCGCCAACAACCATCGCCTTGCGGTGGACCCAGCCAATCCGGCTATCGCGATCTATGGTAGCACGCTCGGGGTTTACTACACTACCAACACTGGTAGCACTTGGAACCTGATTCCTGTAGCGACCATTCCAGCAGCTTCACCTTCAGGAGAATACGTCGCATTCGATCCCAGCACCACCAGCGGCGGCTCGACGCCCGGAATTTGGATACACAGCACCGGTCACGGTGCCTATCATGGCACTGGTGGGGTGGCTGGCACATGGTCGGGTCCGACTGGTCAAACGACGTGCAGCGGGCTGGCAGTCGATTTGAACGGTACGGTCTACCTGACCATCGCAACCTTGACAACGGGTGTTTACGTCTTTTCTGGAGGTTCATGGTCGCTCAAGACGGTCCCAAATAGCGGCGGTCCGACGGGAGTTTGCGCCGATCCGAATACAGCAGGACGTGCGGTGTGCGTCGATCAAGATGGGCAGCTAAGCGTTACGGTCAATAGCGGCTCAACGTGGTCCGACGTCATTGCTGCCAACAACCATACCTACACAGTCCCTGCCGGGCAGGTGACTTGGATCGCGAACTATCTCGCGGGCGGCATGACCATGTTTTGCTTCGACTGCGTGTTCGATCCGTCGCATAGCAACACCCTTTATTGCGGCCAAGGCAATGGCGTTTCGGTCTGCGCCGCCCCGCAAACTCAACCAACGGCGTGGGTTGACCAGACGCTCGGCATCGAGGAGCTTGATGCAACCAGGGTTATCGCCCCACCAAGCAGTGGCAAGCGTGTGGTCTCTGCCTGGGATCATCAGGGACTTGTTAATACATCTCTCACTACATTTCCGATCAAATGCGTTCCCAATTCCGCTGCTGGCGCGTTGTTATCGGCGGGCTGGGCCTGCGACTACGCTTCTAGCGACTCCGCGAACACTTTCGTCATTCTCGCGAACTTCACGGACGATGCCCAAGAGACCTCCGGCTACAGCAACGACGGTGGCGTCACATGGACGCATTTTGGCAGTACGTCCTATTACTCCAGTGACAATGGCGGTATCGCAGCGGCGGATGTCAGTAACTTCGTCGTTCAATCAGGGGATATTGGACCGTTCTTTACGACTAACAAGGGAGCGACATGGACTGCCTGCACGGGGGCTCCGACCAGCGGATATAAATCAGTACAGCGGGCTTTTCAGCCGGAATATCTGGTAGCGGATCGCGTTAGTATTGGCACGTTCTATATCTTCAACCCCACCAATGTGAACGTCTACCGTTCGACTAACCAAGGCGCATCGTTCTCGTTGATGGGCACGCCTGGTGGTGGCATTCAGAACGCCACCAAACTGAAGGCCGTCAACGGCAACGCCGGGCATCTTTTCTTTACCGCTGGGAGAGGGGCCGGGACCACGCTGCGACATTCCACCGATGGCGGCGCGACGTGGAACAATTTCGGGGCCTTCACCGAGGTTGAGTGTTTCGGTATCGGTAAGGCGGCGGCGGGACAGAGCTACCCATCGATCTATGTTTATGGTACACTGACATCTTCCGGCGTTTACGGCCTATTTAGATGCATTGATGGTGTGGGAACGACATGGACGTTGCTCGTTAACGGACCGCCGCTAGGGATTGGGACATCATGGGTCTCATCGGCCGAGGGCGACATGGACAACTACGGCTATATTTATTGCTCGTTTTTTGGCAACGGCTATGCTTATGGCTATTTTCCATGATTTTTATCATACTGTGATCAACAAACAAAAGGAGCTTAATATGGCAAGATGGCAGTTAACCGAACCTCATTACCTTAACGTTCCCGGGACTAAATGGGAACTCACTATGAACGATCGTAAGACCAATCGCCCGGTGCGTAAGACTTATACGGTTCCGTTACATCTTCATCCGGATATCGAAGCCGACTGGACTCGGCGCGATGGTGAAGAAGGCATTATTACCGTTTGTCATGAAGGCAAAGGACATCCTGACGGTCGAGACGTTACGTTCGTTGGCCCACCGACTCCGGGTATGCTTCCGCTTGATGATGAGGCTAAAGCCATCTCCAGCAAATTCGACTGGAAGCCGACTCAAGGGTTAGACGACGTGTCGCAAGCCGAAAGTCATACGTCCAAGATTCTCGGTGGGCTTATCGATCAACTAACCGACATCAAGGTCAAGGCGACTGAAGCTCCAGGGATCGCTGGCATGGATAAATTCATGGAAACCATGACTGCGATGATGGCACAGAACCAGCAGATTTTGATGCTACTCGCGGGGAAGGTTGCTACGACCGAACCCGTGCCAAAGGCAACTGACGAACGTTCAATCGAACAAATCGCCGCGGACCTTGGTATCGAACGCGAAGTCGATCTCGAAGAACCACTTCCGCCTGAGATACCCCCGCCCGTTGTCGAACGCCCTCGCTCCGCGCTACGGAGATAACCAATGACATCCCAGCTAGACCTAGACCAAGGAGGCACCTTTCGCCAAATGCAGAAGGTCTTCTTTGGTCCTTCTGTCGGCTGGATATGGGTGCCTGCGACGGTGATACTTCCAGTTACTGTTGCGGGCACTATCGTTGTACAAATTGGTAACTCGCTGATCACCGTTAACGTAAACGGTGCTGTGACGTTACAGTTTCCAAAGTTCAAAGGCAACGCAGCAGGAGCCGGCGGAGTTCCTGGCTCCTTCACTGTGAATCCAATCGTAGTCGTCGATATCGGTGGGTTCGCCACGGCTAATCCGATAACACTACTCCCCGGTGCTGGCGAAACCTTCGACGGACAAGCTTCGATCTCACTCTCCAGCAATTACGGTGCCTTTACCCTTCAGCCTGATGTCATCAACGGAGGAGCTACGTTAATCCAATGAAAAAGCTCCTCCTTATCGCGCTTCTGGCCCTTCTTCCAAGCCTTGCTCAGGCCCAATGCAATGGTGTCTTTGCCGCTAATACCGTCTGCGGAAACAATACCGTATCACCACGAACTCCATTCGCGATCCCATCATCCACCAACCTTTCCGGTCCTGGCACTACCGTAGTCAACGACCTCGTTCTCTGGGGCAATACCTCAGGCACTTCTCTACTCGATAAGGCCCCTAGTGCCTTTACTAAGACCGATGATACCAACGTCACTATGTCCCTTGGAGGGACACCCTCGACCGCGCTGGTTAACTCGATGTCCGTTACCATGGGTTGGTCAGGGACCCTTGCCGCGGCACGACTAAACGCGAACGTCGTCCAAGCATTTACTAATGATACCAATGTCACCGCGTCGATCACCGCACAGAACGCAACCTTAGGCTGGACTGGTACCCTTGCCGCAGGACGACTTAACTCCAATGTTGTTCAAGCTTTCACTAACGATACCAACGTCACAGCCTCGATCACAGCCCAAAACGCTATCCTTGGTTGGACCGGACAGCTAGCCATCGCCCGTGGTGGAACTGGCGCCTCAACTCAAGCAGGCGCAGCTGCATCGATCTTTCCCACACCCGTTACCACAGGTGACGTGGTTTATTGGAATGGTTCAGCTTGGGTTACGCTCACAGGGAATAGCACCGGTACGCAGTTTCTTGCTGAGAATGCTTCGGGCGTTCCATCTTGGGTCACGGTCTCTGGTACTGGTACAGTCACTGCGATCACTCCCGGTGCAGGTATAGTCTCCTCAGTCACAGCCTCTTGCTCTCAAAGCAACATAACTACCTCTGGCACCCTCTCCAAAGCTGAATGCGTTAATGCACAAACCGGAGTCACTTATACAATTCTCGATGGCGATCGTGCGAAGCTAATCACTGCGTCCAACATCGCATCACAAGCCTACACTATCGCTCAAGCAGGTGCAGCCTCGGCCTTTCAAGCTGGCTGGTACGTTGATATTCAGAACCTAAGTGCTAGTGGCGTTGCGGGTGCTGGTACCGTTACTATTACAGCTACTACGTCAACATTCTCTTCCACTGGTACTACCGCGCTTAAGGTTTACCCCGGTCAAACTGCCCGTATCATATCTGATGGAACCAATTACCAAGTTATCAATATCACACCCGGTGGTGGCTCCAATGTTTTATTGGCAACTCTAACTGCCAGTGCATCAGCATCCCTTTCTGACACAACCAGCCTCACTTCTGCCTTTAATGATTATGAAATCGTCTTCGAAAACATCATTCCAGGTACCACTAGTCAAAATTTACAATTACAAGTGCATGCTAGTGGGGCATTTCAAACTACGGGCTATATTACACAAGCTCAAGCTAACAACTCAGGTGCAGCATCTTTTGCACAAGTTACGACTTATATTTTTGTAATGTCGTCATTGGAAAGTGCTATTGCTCCTGGTATTTCAGGAAGCTGCCGTTTATTCGGCCCGCTGACCGCAGCAATTAGAAATTGGACTTGCTTCACTACTGGCGTATCAGGTTCTACAGCTATAACATTAATGTCTTCAGGCTTTTGGAATAGCGCGACTACGATCGACGGTTTCCAATTGTTATTTACTAGTGGCAACATTACTAGTGGTACAATCAAAGTCTATGGAAAGAAATAATGGCCGAACCAGAGCATTCTGATAGCGTCTACCTCGAACGTATTTCAAAGGATATGAAGCTTATCCGCGAGATGATGGTTAAGGTCGTCAACTATATGGTCGACGCCGAAAGCGAAATCCCTGAAAAAATGCGTCGGTTCATTATGTACATGCACGACGTCCACGACGTAATGAACATGTATCAAGAACATGGGCAAGAGCCACCGGAGCACGTCAAAGCCGAAGCCCGACGATGCGATGACCGATACCGGCAACTACTTCAAGAACTCCACCTCGACGGCGGAACGTTCGAAAAGGTCCGCCGAGAAATGGCGCAAGACCCTGAGAATCGCTGGGACCACACGCGACAACTAACCAAACCAAAGGAGCCAACATGAAACAAGGACGAGCAGACTCAAGCGGCCCGCGCGATCGCAAGGTCGAGCCCTCACCAAAGGCCGTCAACCCTGGCGCAGTCTCCTACCTCGGGAACAAAATGGGAAACCACACTACCGACGACGGAGACTTCGCACTCAAATCAACCCCTTGGGATGCGGGCCGTGGGTACCGCGCACCTGGGATCGGAGCAACGACCCATGGAAAAGGTTCACAAGGGAAATATTGATATGACGTACAGCCCAGAACGTGCATCTATACTTCTAAATATGGTCGAGAAGGCTGGGGGTCATCCTCAACTAAAGGGTCTCCTTGACCTTGCTGCCGATGAACTTGCACAAATGTCTATCGAAGCGGCTGATCAATTTGCAAAGATCAGAGCCGATCGTGATGCCAAAGCAGCCGAAGAAGCAGCTAAGGCCAAAGCTGAGATCGATGCGCAGAACGCCAAGGACGCTGCGGAAGCCAAGGCCGAAGCAGAGCGACAAGCTAAGGCTCAGGAGGAGGCTGCTACGAAAGCTACCCCCGCGCCTGAACCCACTCCCACTCCCCCACCTCCCGCAATCGAAACCACTCCCGCAGCTGATAGGAGGTTCTAATGGGTCGTGATATCCTTGGCGAATTCGGCCCCGAATCCTCGCAACCGCAAGCCTCCGTGATCCGTAAAGGCGGTATCATGCCGGGCCAAACCAAAGACGTTCGCAACTACTGCCCCCCAATGGGCCCGAAGGGAATCATGGAACCGCAATCCCCTGGCCTCCATGGCTCCAACCACGGTAACGAAAACGGCCCCGACATGGGTGGCTCCCATAGCGGAGGCCCAGGCATCGGCGGTACCAACCACGGCAACGGCGGTACCCAAGGGAGGCATTAATGGCTGATCAGACGAGCATGGTTAATCGAGCGCTACAAACCTTCGGTTCTCGAACAACCGTGACCGCTGCGCAGTTAGCTAATAACAGCCTTAACGAGGCCATTCAAGCAAATCTAATCTACACCCCAATGCGTCGACGATTGCTTCGAATGGCCCCGTGGGCTTGTGCGTTCAATACTCAAACGCTCAACTTCATCACCGCAGTCTACGGTACCCCTGAGAACGTAACCTCCGCGCAGAACATCTGGGTCAAAGGCCAGCCGGCGCCACCTTGGGCCTATGCGTATCAATACCCGATTGATTGCCTTCGAGCGGTCTGGGTGACTCCGCAGACTGCGACCGGCTTCGCTTCAGGTATCCCGATCACCACCGCAGTCACAGGCGGTGCGCCGACTTTCTGGCAAGGGCCTCCGGTTAAGTATTCAGTCGGTGTGGATCAGTTCTTTAACGTAACCGCGGCAGCGGTAGTCGCGGGTGGAACTGGCTACGCCATCGGCGATATAATCGTTCTAGCCCTTCAACCTAACACCTCGATCGTTACTAACGTCCTAAACCCAACCCCTGGCTCAGTTATCGGAACTCTCACAGGAATCGTCGGATTCCCGATCGGTTCTCCGCAAGGCGCTGCGCCAATGTTTAAGGTGACTGGAGTCGGAGGCGGTGGAGCAGTCACGGCCGTGGTCCCATACCCAGCGACCCGTGACGAAGACGTTCCGTTTACTGGATCGCTCTACTACCAATACGCGGCTCAGCCCGTAGCACAAAACTATACAACCGGTGCTGGCTCTGGCGCTACCTTCAACCTCACCTATGGCGGTCCAGGCGATCAGCGCGTAATCCTTACCAATCAAGAATTCGCGATCCTCAACTACGTCCGCGACGTCACCGACGAGAACATCTTCGACGATGATTTCCAAGAAGCCTTCGCCCTGATCCTCGGCGCTCGCCTTTGTGTCGCACTCACCGGTGATAAGCAACTCGCAAACCTCAAGATCGCCGAAGCCAATGCTATGATCACCGAAGCCCGATCGACCGATGCGAACGAAGGGCTCAAGGTCAACGATGTAACCCCAGACTGGCTCCGAATTCGCGGAATCGATTTCGTTGAAGACTACTCCGGACCATACAATACTGGCTTCAACTGGGGCGCGATTTGGCCAGGGTACACTTAAATGGGCCAACCAGTAATTCAAACTTCTTTTAACGCAGGCGAATGGGCACCGACCCTTTACGCTCGTGTTGATTTAGCGAAATATCATTCAGGTGCGGCGCTACTCCGCAACTTCACTGTCGACTATCGCGGTGGCGCAACGACACGTCCAGGGACTAGATACGTCGCAACGTCGCAAAACAACGCCGCAGGGCCTCCGCGATTAGTCCGCTTTCAAGCCTCGTTCACCGTTTCTTATATTGTCGAGTTCGGTGTCTTTAATGGCGCGGGCTATGCTCGGTTCTATACTAACGGTGCACAGGTTCTATTAGGCGGTGTGCCATATACCATTGCTTCGCCCTACACCTCGGCTGAGCTACCACAGATCAAATTCACTCAGAACGTCAACCAACTAATCATCAACCACCCTAACCATCCCGCATATATCCTAACCCTAATCTCCGCAACCAACTGGACCCTTGTACCAGCCGTCTTTGGTTCAACTCTTGCGGCTCCTACAGGCTTATCCCCTACCACAAATCTCGCGGGGGGAACTGTCGCATATGCTTATGTAATCACAGCTGTTGACGTTAACGGCCAAGAATCTGCTCCATCAGCTTTCGCTGTATTTGGGCCTTTCTTTGCTGATATTCGAAATACCTTAGGAACTAATACTATCACTTGGACCCCAGTCACCGGTGCACAGAGCTATAACGTTTATCGAGCAAACCCTCGTTATGGTACTAACGTTCCAGCCGGTTCGGATTTCGGTTTTGTTGGTAATGTAACCAGTGCGATATTCTATGATAGTGATATTACACCTGACTTCTCTCAAGGCCCACCGATACCACAGAACCCTTTTGCTGGTTCTGGTGTTCAGTCTGTTAATATAACCGGTACTGGGTCTTTTGGTGGTGGGTCTGCCGTTCCTGCTATATCCTTCACTGGTGGCGGTGGGTCCGGCGCTACTGCTATAGCTACGCTTTCTGCTATAGCAGTAGGTCTTAACTCGGGAGGGAATAATTATGCGGTTGGTGATATTGTATCTATTCATGGTAATACTGGCGGTTTAACATTACAGGTTACATCCGTAAACACTCTTAGCCTACTTCAGATTACTGGGTTTATAGTTATAAATAGTGGAATAGTCACTTCAGGTAACGTGCCTACAAATCCCGTTGCGGGCACAAATCCTCGTAGTGGTGTAGAAGCTACCTTTTTCGTAACTTGGGGAGTATCTTCGATTGGTCTTACATCCCCCGGTTCAGGTTACGCCACCCCGCCAACTGTTGGTATTAGTGGCGGCGCGGGTGCTTCTGCAACTGCCGTTCTCGGTGCCCCATCATCAGGCAACCCTACTGTTCCAGGGTTCATCGACCAACGCTTCGTTGAAGCTGCACCAGTACTAAATCCACAGCAGCTTAATCTTTCTCAGCCAGGGTCTTACTTCAATTTCAATACTACCTCTCCGGTGCAACCAGATAATGCAATCCAAGGAACATTAATCGCAGGAGAGCTAAGCACTATCGAATGGTTGATCACTCAGCCACAAGGTTTAATTATCCTTGCGGATAATAAAGCTTGGCTTCTCAATGGTGGCTCTCCAAGTGCAGCGGTCTCTGCTACCGAATTCGTTGCTAGACCACAGTCTTATAATGGCGCAGCCAGTGTATGTCCGCCGATCGTTGCGAATGATAACATCCTATATGTTCAATCAAAGGGCTCGATCGTCCGCGATCTCGTCTTTAACTTCTACACTAACGTCTTCACCGGTACTGATATTACAGTCCTATCCTCACATCTATTCTACGGTTTTCAGCTTCTTGAATGGGCTTGGGCAGAGGAACCTTTCAAGATCGTCTGGGCAGTTCGCAATGATGGAGCTTTGTTATCACTAACCTTCCTTAAGGAACAAGAGCTAATTGCTTGGTCGCATAGTGATACCCAAGGTGCGTTTAAATCAGTCGCGTCGATAACGGAATCGACGTCGACGATAGGTAACGTTAACGCGGTCTACACTTGCGTACAACGGAACATTAACGGAGCTAGCGTTTACTATATTGAACGCTTCGTCGAATTAGTCTGGCCACAAGATTACAAATCCTCATGGCAGGTTGATGCTGGGATTAACTATACTGGTGCACCGGCTACGATCTTCTCTAGTGCGCAGCATCTCGCAGGTGCGGCCGTAACTGGCGTTGCGGACGGTGCCGTGATTAACTTCACCATGCCAGTCTCGGGCACTTTCCAATTCGGCGTTGGAGGCACGCCAGGGTTAACTGGGATACCAAATGCTAGTATCGTTACCGTTGGTCTATCCTTCCTTCCGCAACTTCAAACCCTTCCGCTAGACCTTGGCGAGCCTACTATCCAAGGTAAGCGAAAGAAGATCGCCGGGGTCACTCTCCGTGTAGCGAATGCCTTAGGCCTTTCAATGGGTCGATCTGCCGCTACAGCGCTACCACTACAAGACCTTATCATTGGAAACGTTGGTTCAATGACGAATCAACAAGTCACCGGCCTTGTCTCAGGCGACGCGCGTGGATACATGGACCCGCTCTGGGACGTGCCAGGGCAATACTTTATCCAACAAACCAACCCTTACCCAGCTTCTATCCTTGGAGTTATCCCAGAGATCGTAATGGGAGACACAGAGAAATGAGAGTCATTGTATCCCCGTTATTTGACAATCCAATCTCATCGTTGATCGCTACCTTCTCCGGAATGAGTCGTAGGCAGCTTGATATGTTCGATTACTTTCAAACCCTTGGCGAAGTAAGCACCGGGTTCGTCGATGGTGAATTCGTCTGCTGTTGGGGCTTGATCCCACCGTCTTTCCTCTCCACCCAAGCCTATCTCTGGATGTGGGGACCGGAGCCGATACGGCATCAATTTGTCTTCATTCGCCAATCGCAGATACAGGTACAGAGAATGCTTAAGCGGTATGATACGATCGTTGGCGAATGCCTTCCGCAGAATCGATCCGCGCAGCGTTGGCTAAAATGGCTCGGTGCGGAGTTTCAGCATCCGAGGAACGGTCTCCTCCCGTTTGTGATCAGGAGAGCAAATGGCTGATCCAGTCTCAGCATTAGCTGCTGTAGGTGCAGTCGGCGGCGGTGTTGGAAGTATAGTCCAAGGTATCGGCGCTGGATACTCTGGTGAGGCTCAGGCTTCAGCTAGTCGTTATAAGGCCGGGGTCGCGCTTCTCAATCAACAAATTAGCAAACAAAACGCTAGTTGGGCCTTAGAATCGGGCGATATCAAATCCGAAGAAGCTGGGCTTAAGTCTGGTCAAGAGATTGCTCAGACCAAGACCACGCAGAGCGGTTCTGGCTTCGACGTCACTGGTGGTACCAACGAAGCCGTTCGCGACACCCAGACCAAGGTCGCCCAGTTCGATCAGAACGTGATCCAATGGGACGCTGCGAAGACTGCTTGGGGGTTTGAGTCGAAGGCTGCGACGGATGAAGCCGAATCGAAGCTTGATCTAATGGCCGCGGATACCCAATCCAAAGCTGGTAAGATTTCCGAGATTAGTTCCTTCATCGGCGGCGCTAGCAGCGTCGCGAGTAAATGGTACCAAGGTAAATCCGTGGGGATCGTATAATGCCTACCGCGCCCGGTCTTACCCCTACTGCCGTACCCAGCGTCTACGAGCCAGAGGTCCATCTCGACGTTCCGGTCGATGCCTTTGGCGGCGCGGTAGGCCATGCGCTTCAGGGTCTCGGTGGCCAGATCGAACAGTCCTCGGATAAGATTTGGCAACGCGCGGTTGAGATGCAAGGGCTTCAGAATGAGACTGAGGCTAAGAACGCTGACGCGAAGTATATGATGGAATCTGGCAAGATGCATGCCGAGTTCATCAATAAGGAAGGGCTTAACGCGGGGCCGCAGGCGCTTCAGCAGCATATCCAAGAGCTTCAAGATAAGCGCGTGGAGATCAGGAACTCGCTCGGGAACCCTGCGGCGCAGAAGATGTACGACGCGTCTTCGCTCGGGTTCATGGGCCGGAATATTTTTAACGCCGCAGGCCACTCCGGCCAGCAGATGAAGGTTGCGGGGAATAAGGCCAGTGATTCGAGAATCGATCTGGCCAAGACCTCGATCGGCGAGAACCCTGAAGACGATATAAACGTCCGCAGGATGCAGCGGGTGATCGAGTCAGAGACCGAAGCCAAAGGACGCACCTCTGGCTGGACGCCGGAACAGATCGAGGCGACGAAGCAGTCTGAGGTCTCTGAGGCAGTGATGCACCGAATCGCGGGCATCTCCAAAACCAACGCGCCTAAGGCTCAGCGGATGCTCGACGACGCGATCGAACACGGAGCAATCCGACCACAAGACGCTGAGCGAATTCAAGCCACGGTGCAGACGCAGTTCCGTGATCAAGGCTCAAGGTTTATCTCGGATAAGGTTCTCGCAGGGCGTAGGAATGGCGATGAAGAGAATAAGCCCGTACAGGACTATATTGATACTGCTCTGGACGAAGCTAAGAAGTACTCAACCAAAGACCCGCTATTCCAAGACTACGTCCGCAATCGAGTCGTTACCGACTACAATCGCCAGAAGGCCGTCGAGACCGATGCGGATAACCAAAACGTACGAACGATTGGGCAAGCCTTGCTCAAAGGCAATAAGGAAGGCGCCCTTCCCACTTCCATCGAAGAGCTTAAATCCATCGACCCCGCCGTAGGCCCTGCATGGGATGCGATCTCCCGCGATCCAAAGAAGCAGCAGGCGGTATTAAAGCAGCTTGAGTCCAACGCTAAGGGCGACCGCGTCGTCACCACCCCCGAGAACCTTCAACAATTCCACACCTTCCGTGGCCAAGCCCTTGCGGGAACCGATGACGAACGCGCGGAGTTCCTAGCGCATAACTTTGCCACCGAAGGAAAGATGACCATCTCTCAGCGTAACCAGCTAATGACGATGCAGGATCAGCTTAAGCATCGAGCCGCCCTTGCGACTACCGACGACCCCCGCATCGCCCGCGCGCTACGCTTCCTGAAGCCCGATATGATCGCCGCAGGTATCGATCCTCGCGGAGGCGAACAACCTCGTAAGGACTACTACGGCTTCGTTGGTGCGATGCAGGATCAACTGGATCAATACCAAAAAGACCACCCCGGCAAACTCCCGACTATGGAAGAAGTCCGGACCATGGGTGCGCAGTTGATGCAAGAACAGATCACTTCCAAGGGCATCATATCCTTCTTCGATACGAAGGAACCATTCTACAAGATGACCGTTCCCGATGACGATCTCAAGCGCCTCCGCGAGGACCCTTACTGGAAGAAACGCAACGTAGTTCCCAACGACGATATGCTATCCCGCATCTACCGCGCTGAGCAGTTCAAAGAAAAATACGGCGGCTCGGCCAAGAAGCCCGCAGAAGCCGCATTCCCACCTAACGCGCCTGAGGGCAAATGAGTGACGTAGATGAATTCTTTGAGAATTCTCGACTCGCCGCGAAGCAGTCGAACTACAGCGCGCTCGACGCGGACCCGGAACAAGCTGCTCGCGCCGTCGACCTCTCCGCCTCCACCGGCGTCCCTTCCACCGCGATCTATGGAGACCTCGATGGCTTCGAACGAGCGCACAAAGCCGCCCTTGGCTCTGCGATTATTTCCGATAACGAATACATTGCTGATTATCTTAATTCTCATCCTATGGCTCCCAGAATCTCTCACGATGATCTTGGGGCTCTTGATGATCATAGTCGGAGCCTCACTGCACTCCCGGGCGAGAGCCGGTTGCAGAAATGGTTGAAGAGCGATAGCGTTGCGAAGTCGTTCTCGGAAGGCTTTGGCCAAGAGCCCTTTGGTCAGACGATGTTCAAGCGACCGTCTGATTTAGAGTGGGCCATCTCGCATCCGGAGATCGCATCGGTCGCAGGCGCCGCGGCGATGCCAATCGAGTTCCTAGCACGCGCTACTGGTGGCCTTCTCCACATGGGCTACGATGGTATGTCGCAGGTGTTTGGCGAGAAGTTCGCCCGCGAGATGACTGCTATGGCCGAATGGGGAATGATGCGGGGGGACCTGGGCGTCAAAGCCGCTGGCGGACCTGCCGCAATGATCGAAGGCAACGCCGACCTCCTTCGCAAAATGCGCTCTGGTCTCGAGACCTCCGACCTCTACACCACCGCCAACCGCGAACCACCCGTCGGTATCCACCCTCTCCTCGACGACGCCAAGAAACTCCAAACCAAGGAGGACCTCGATGGCCTTGACGAAGCACTTAGAACAGCACAAAAATCAGCGACGCGAGATCGCTCGCCTGATTTCTTCGCGAACTTCGTCCGAGGACACGTCGGAGATCGCGAGATTGGAATCTCTGCTGATGCCGTACGTCAACTATACGGAGACAAACCCCCAACCGTGGACGATAATCTACTCGGATGGATACCCGATATTGATAAAAAGCTCATCGCTGCGGAAGGGGTCGGGGGCGATGTCCAGGTCCCGATCGCGGATTGGTTGGCGAAGGTTGATCCGGAGGTGGCGAAGGCGTTGCATGATGATATTCGGGTAAGGGATGGGGGACTGACGGTTAATGAAGGGAAGATCGAAGCCGAGCCGAAGGAAGTGATCTCGGAACCGGTCCCCGCCACCCGCGGCTCCGCAGGGCTCGAGCCGATGTTTTCGGTTGGGGATCGGAAGATAACTCTAGAACGGAAAGCAGCCGCAGAGGGAACTAGATTTGGTCCTGAACAGGGCTTTCATGATTTTGATATTCTTGACGAGAATGGAAAGGTCGTTGGGGCAATTAACTTATCTCTACAGAAAGGCGGAAAGCAGGTTTATATAGAAGATATCCATGCAGGGCCTAGAGAAAGTAAGTATTACGACCCCAATTTTCTTGGCCCTTCGTTGGTTCGTGATCTACGTCGTCAGTTGAAAGAAGCTTTTCCACAGGCTGAGGAATTGACAGGTCACCGTGCTACTGGCGCTCGTTGGAAAGGAAAGCCAGATACAGCTATCGATGTAGTTAATCCAACACCGGTGATTAAGCTTGATCTAGATGGTGACGTCCAGCCTTTTCGTGATCTCCTAACGCCTTATTGGGAAGATGTTGGTAGTGGTCTAGAGGCCTTGTTTCATATTGAAGGTCAGGGCCTCGCAGCAGACTCCCCTATGGGCCAGATGGTCCTGCGGGAGATTCGACGCTTAGCACCAGAAGCCGGTCGAGACGTTGCACATGCATTAGATATCCCCACCGCTAAGTATCGAACCTCAGGAGCTTACGTTCCGAACCTACGTTCGATCTTCGTCTCGCTCGAAAGCAAAGACCCAATCGGCACTGCGCGCCACGAAGCAATCCATGCCCTCCGCGATATGCAATTGTTCACCGATGCCGAATGGCGCAACCTTGAAGCGTCGTCGCTACAACATGGCTGGGTGGAGAAGTATCGGATCAAGGAGAAATGGGGAAAGCTTGATCCTGAGATGCAGGTGGAAGAATCCATCGCCGAGGCCTTTCGTGATTGGCGGAATGGTCAGCTTGAGGTCAAGGACCCAACGGTCTTCCAGCGGATCAAGGATTTCTTCGACGGCTTGCTGAAGCAGATCGCTGAGAAGCTCGGGGTCCGCAACGTCACCTGGGATCAGATTTTTGAAAGCATCGATTCGGGTGAGATCGGAGCGCGGGAGCAGATCGGCGAGGCCGAACAATGGAAGAAGCACGAGGCTGAGGATATTGATCCACAACTAAGTGTAGAGGAACCACCAAAACCAGCTAATGATCCTGATGCCTTTGGCAAAGATAAATTCAAGTCTTATGGAGCAGCAGCACGGGATCAGTTAATCAAGAAAACGGTTGATAAGGATACTCACGTTGGCGATTATGCCTATTGGCAGAAGATCGCTGAGAAGGAGAATATTGGAGGTAGGTTAACAAATACTCCTAATGGTTACTTTGCTGCAAGGAAGTATAGTGAGGGTGATAAGACTACGATGCTTATTGATCCTGAGGGTGTTAGAACTGTATATAAAGATGGCAACAAAGTTGTAAAAGAACTACATCGGGATGTTACTAAACCAAAGTTTCAAGTTGACGAAGGCGAAGGTCCAGGCCTCTACGATCGCGCCAAAGCCCTCGGCGTTACCCAGTCTCACATGGATCGTATGCTGCGTCTGATTGAAAAGCGCAACGCGGAAGACCTAGACGCGGCTCAAAAGCGCGCCGAGGTTCGGCAGCGCCGTCGGTCTAACAAAGAATGGAAAGAACGCCGAACCACCCTCCGCGATGAAGTCCGCGAGTCGCTCCAGAACCGTCCCGATCTCGCGATGGATGAACTCTTTTCCAAGAACAAGATCAAGCTCGATCCCGCTACGCTATCCGAAGACCAACGCGCCCGCCTTCCCAAAGACTACATCCAGAAAAAAGACGGAGTCTCCCCCGATGACCTTGCTCCATACTTTGGCTATACTAGCGGCGACGCACTCGTCGAACGTCTCGGAATGCTTACTGAGGAACGACGGCGCTCCGGCATGTCTGCGCGGGAATTTTTTAATCGACTTGTCGATGTGGAAACTGACCGACGACTTAACGCAGAGTTTGGAGATCGACAGCAATCAATCCTCGATGAAGCAAAGGATCAAGCGCTAAGCGAGACGCAGCTGAACCTAACGCATGAGGAGACCCTTGCCTATGCACTCAAGGCAGGAGCGGAGCCCCAGTTTACGAAAGAACAAACTCGTGCAATGGTCAAGCAGGTGTTCGATGATACTCCAGTTGGGCAGATATCCTCCGACCGATTGCTTCAGAAAGCCGGGACAATTGGTAAGAAGATCGAAGAAGCTGGTGCGAAAGGGAAGTGGGACGAGGCGTATCGGTTGAGTCAACAGCGGAACCATGCGGTGATTGCAGCGAAGCTGGCGAGGGATTATGAGCGTCAGCGAGCGCAGTTCGATCGCACCGCGAAACAGTTCCGCAAGCGCGAGGTGGCTAATGTACCTGCTGAGTATACGAATTGGATACATGATATTCTTCAACGGACTGGTAACTCGGTTAACCGATCTATTCAAGACCTACAAGAGAACATCGCCCGCCAAGGTGAGACGACCTTAGAGGACTTCGTCTCCGCGAAGGAAGCAGAATGGATGGGGCTACGAGAACTTCCCGTTGCGGACTTCTTGCTTGATACTGCTTTCAGAAAGCCAGTGGACGACCTTTCCCATCGCGATTTCATTGGCCTCAAGTCGTCTTTGGATAGTTTGATCAAGGCCGGTCGCGACGAAGGTAAGATATACCGCGAAGGCGAGGCTGCGGATCGGGCGGTGGTTCTACAAGAGATGCGTGACAAGCTCGCGACGTTCCCGATGAAGCAATTCCCCGCAACGCGTGGTCGTCTGCGAAAGGCCGCTGACTATCCGCGAGCCTTCATCGCCGGTATGACCAACATCGAAACCCTACTCAACCGCTGGGATCGCGCAGACCCTAACGGAATCTTCAACCGCTACGTCACGTATCCCCTCGCCAAAGCCTCCAACTACAAAAACGTCCTCCAGCGCCAGTACGATAGCGCGCTCAAAGCCCTAGGCCGCATCACCGACCGCGACAAACTCGTCGACGCCCCCTTCGCCGACCCGCTCTCCCGCACGGAGGCCAATCCCAATGGCACACCCTGGACCGGCTTTACTCGAAACAACGTTATGGCGATGCTCCAGAATGCAGGGAATAAGAGCAACTGGACTGTCCTGGCGCGAGGCTATGGCGCTGATCCTGAAGCCCTCATGCAGTGGTTGCACAGGAATACGACTAAGGAAGACTGGGACCGTGCGCAGAAGATGGGTGATACAGTGTTCAAACCCCTCGTCGCAACTGCGGATAGAGTCTATGAGAGACTAACGGGTGCGACGATTGAGAAGATTCCGTTGGAGAAGATTCAGACGCCCTTCGGCGAGTATAAGGGCTGGTACCATCCGCTGATCGCCGATCCGCTCCGCAAGGAAGTCTGGGAGCAGCATCCGGATACAGGGGCTTGGGAACGGCGACCGACTGGAAAGAAGACTTCGGTCTATGATGATGATTTCTTTCATGCGTCTACGGCGAATGGGTATACCAAGAAACGCACCGGCGCAACGTATCCGCTCGATCTCAACTTCGACGTGGTCCCTTCCCGCATCCGCCAGATGATCCACGACATAGCCTTCCGCGAGCCCATCCTCGAGACCCAGAAGGTCTTCGATAACCGAGCCCTTCAGGCCGAGGTAACGAAGCATTACGGACCGATCTATACCGATCTCCTAATGCCCTACCTCCGAGGCCTTGCGGGAGCCGAATCGATCAACTCTAAAGCTGGCTCGATGGCGACGAAGGTCAGCGAGACCTTACGCCAGAACACCATCTCAACCCTAATCGGCTTCAACCCCTACACTGCGCTAAAGCACGGGCCAACGGCTTGGGTTATGTCGATGCGGGAGGTCGGGGGCAAGGACTTCCTCAACGCCGTTACTTCGCTCTATGGCAAGTCCGCAGAACTCGGCCTATCCAACTCCCAGTTCGCGATGAAATGGTCCGAGGAACTCCAGCGCCGCGAGCGTCATTGGCAGGATACGATCGCTGGTGAGCATCAACTACTAGGCAAAGAGATTTCCCCCCGCGAACGAATTATCCAAGCCGGCTCCTGGCTCGTTGCCCAGTCCGACATGATGTCCGCAAAGCCTACATGGATAGCACAGTATGAAAAATCAATTACTAACGGCCTTAGTCACGGCGACGCTATTGATCTGGCTGATCGGGCTGTACGTCGCGCACATGGGTCAACAGCACAGACAAACCAACCGGCCCTCGTCCGTGGCGGAGGACCGCTACATGGATGGCTCACTTCGGTGTATGGATTCTTTGGCACTGCCATGCAACGTAGAATTGAAATCGCTCATGAATTGAATGACGCTTACCATCTGGTTAGCGATGGCGAAATCAAGTCCGCCGCGAGCAAGGTCCCCGGGATCACCGCAGACATCTTCACCTACGTCATCTGGCCAACGATCGTGGAAGAATGGGTGACTGGCCTAACCACTGATGACCGTCGCGGGTGGGGCACCCATCTTGCCGCAGGTGCGTTTATGGGTCTATCGTCCTCTGTCCTCTACCTCCGCGATCTCATGCACGCGTTTGTCACAGGCCAGGACCCTTCGGTCGGTCTGCTCTCGACCCCGCTCCACGATGCCAATAACGTCCTTCGTCAATTCAAGAAAGGCCGTGAAGCCCTTGATCGAAAGAACGCTGGTAAGACCATCGGCGATACTCTTACCGTCTTCGGCGAGATGACCGGTATGGCACCGAAGACGATCGCCAACGCGATCCGCTTCGGCATCGACCTCGTTAACAAGCAGGCTCATCCGAAGTCTCTCACAGACTACCGCATGGGCCTAACCCGTGGCACTGAAAAGAAACGAGTGGAGAAATAGCCATGCCTGATATCATGCAATACATCTGGCCACTGACCACGCTAGTGATCTTCGGCGGTATGCTAGCTCTCTGCTGGAAGGCGTTGAACATCGCACATGATCTTGCGCAGATTGTGCTTAAGTCAGGGTTGGCGCAGCCGGGACAGGTGCCGCAGGTCTTGCCGATACCAAAGTCGGTACCAGTTGTACCCTCGCCTCCTATAGTCCCGGCTCCCACCCCGCCCACTCCCGAAGTCCCCGACGAAGCCGTAGACGTAGGCCTAGTGAACTTCATCAAGAAACAAGAAGGCTACTCCGCAAAGGCCTACTGGGACTTTAAGCAATACACCATCGGCTACGGTACCAAGGCCAACTCAGCAACCGAAGTTATCGACGAGGCCGAAGCCGAGCGTCGACTCCGCGCTGAGATCGTTGTGGCTGATAAGCTGGTTACCAATTTTGCCCCCGGCCTTCCAAAGGGCATCCACCAAGCCCTACTCGATCTAACCTACAACGCCGGGTCCGGCTGGGAACACCAATCCCTCGGCGCTGCGGTCAAGGCCGCGAAATGGGACACCGTCAAAGCAGACATCCTCCAGTACAACCACGCTGGGGGACAGGTAAACGCCGCTCTAACCAAACGGCGCGAGGCTGAAGTATCGTGGTTCGACAACCCTTTATAAAGGAGAGTGATATGACTGATACACCACAAGGCGTTGCTTCTACCATAACTACGTCTGGGACTTCTGGTATCCAGACCGCCGCTGCGACTGCTGAGAAGGTCGTGGAGGCTATCGCAAAGGTCGAAGGCCCGATCCTTACCGGCGTTTCGATTTTCGTCCCCGGCGCTGCGGCGATCACGGTCCCGCTGGAGACCATCTTACCATTGATCATTCCCGATATTGAAAAGGCCCTTAACGATGTTGCTGCGGGCACCTACGGCGATCTCTGGGAAGTCTGCAAACAGTTCGTCGACCATATCAAAGTCGGAGCCCCGAACTCACCGATCCTATCGCAGGTCAAGGCAGTGATAGCAGCCGGTAGCCCCAAGCCCGACATGCCACCAGCGCCTTCAGCTTAACCCGAACGCAGCGGTGCGGAAATGGCTGATAGTTCATTAGACCTTATCCTCAAAGTCGGGGAGATTGTTACTATCATCGGCAGCGTCGGTGTTGGGTTATTCACTATCGGCCGTTCCACTTCAAGGATGGAAACGTTGATCACAACCCAGGCCGATGATATCCTCGGTGTTAAGGCTGAGTTGAAGAAGCTAACGGATGTTATCACCGTGCAAGCTGTGCAGACGACCCGGATCGACAACCTGTCCTCGCTCCTAACCTCAGTCGAGAAACGAGTCGAGGACCTTCGTCGCGGGAATGGCTACATCACTGGTCGCAAGAGCATGGATGGAGAGTATCCGTGACCTCGCGGACCGAACCAAAAACCGTCATCGACCCAACCAAGAATGTTCTTGATCTAGTCGCGGCAGGTAGGATAGCGGATGCTAAGTTACGCGAAGCAGATGTCCGATTTAACGACAGTATGGCTAAGGCCGAGAAGGAACGGTTAGATCAACTAGCTGCGCAGAAGTTGATGTTCGATCTGGAACTCGCGAAGGTGCTTCGGGCTAACCAAGATGCCGCATCGACCCTTCTCGCGACTCAGCTTAAGGAAGTTAAGAACGATCTCTCCGATCGCGTCTCGAAGCTGGAACAGTTCCGTTGGGAGACTGGGGGTAAGTCGCAGGGAGTCAGTTTGATCGGGGCAATAATCACCGGCATCATCTTAGCTGTCACTGCGGCAATTGGTGCTGCGTCTTTTGTTCTTGCTGTGCTTCATCGTGGGGTATAACTAAGGAGAACTAAAATGCAGAATATCGGATTAATCCTACTCGTCTTCGCTTTCGTCATCGCCTGCATCTCAGTCCGTGTCGGCTCCGTCGGTGGCTGGTCATTGCTTCCGCTAGCGATAGCGTTCTGGATCGCTTCAGAGCTAATCGGAGGCCTCGGTCGCGTTGCGGGGATGCACTAATGTTTCCTCAGGACAACTCTGGCTGGATAATTCTCCTGCTCGCCGCGCTTGTTATCTTGTTCATGTTCGCGGTTATTCAGTTCTACTGAAGCAGGTTCCCATCCTGATCAATATCCGGGACTGTGGCTTTATACATCCGCAGTCCCGTTTTCGGATCGAGATTCGTCGCCCGCAGCATCCCTGCCTTTTCCATGATCCCGATGACCCGTTCGATCGAATGCATTGGGATATGTTCCTTGGCGAAGTTGATTATCTTCCGCTCCGCTACTGGGCCTCGGGCTCCGATGGTAAGCACGTAATGGTATATCTCATCCATTGCTCGGGCGTCTGCATTACCAGCACCCGCTTTGAAGATATCTGGCATGGTTGATTCTGCTTCAATAAGCCAACCAAGTGCTCGGTTGAAGTCGTCTTTGGTAAGGAGTAGCACGTCACTACGATCGATTGCAGAGACCATTGAGAGTTTGTACAGATGAACTCGTCGTCTTGTGGCATAGTGTATAAGCTTTGGGTGTGATACTTGCGGGGGCTCTCCGAGAGTTCGCCAGTTGTTGACAGCGGTTCGGTAGTCTGGTGTAACCTCAAACTTACCAACAAGGCCAGCGATAGCATTGAGATCATGTACAAGCTCGGGACTAGGGCCAGCCGCAGTCTTGATTTCAAAGTCATCGCCGATACTCCGTTCGTCTGAGAAGATCATAATCACCCGCGAGGTGAAGCCTTGTTCCCATGCGGTCTCTGGCATGTATTTCATTAGGTTGGAAGGAGTAGTGCCACATATGAGGTTGAGTTGCGGGGATTTGATTTTGATATTAAGGTCATTTCCACGTCGCGTTTGGCCATAGGGTTGAGGATCATAGAAGTCCGACATAACGCCAATAGCTTCATCATCGTATTTATGCATGAATGCTGAGAGTTCATCAGCGGTAATATAGATGGTATTGTATTCAAGTTGATCCAGGTCTTTTCCATTTGTAATCACCACGTTTCGTTTCGATTTTGCCACCGCATCGATCATCGAACTCGCACTCATACTCGTTGGCGCATTCCTCGGGTCCGGCGTCTCCAGATAATACTTCTTCGCGGCTCGGATACTCCGCGTCTTCCCCACCCCCGGATGGCCGACTAAGAAGCAGTAGATGTTAGGATGCAATCTCTCATTCCCCGAGATCACATACACCCGCTGCTCGACCGCCGCAGCGATCGTCGATATCGCGGCCCATTTCCGAAACAACTCCGGCGACTCAAGCGCGGCCGTTGCCTCGACGAAGGATTCGATCCAAGAGCGACACTTGCGGCTGGCGTCGCCGTTGGTCTTGGCCGGCGTAGTCTTTAAGTCCGTCTGGATTAGCTTCACTGACATCGCCCTTGTTCCACCCCACTTTACAGTCGTAAGGAATCCGCAACACGCGACCATGCTGTAACGGGATTTCTTCGACGAGGTCTTCTTGTAGCGCTGGGATTATTTCATCTTCGAGTTCCTCGGGGTACATGAAGGTAAGCGCGTCGTGGTCTTGCATCATTAGGATCGCGGTGCGCTTGCGCCAGATGCGGAGCATGGCTCTATTCACGATATCCGCAAGACTTCCTTGAGGATCGTATGCAATTGCTTCACGAAGCGTACTCGGGTCGTTTCGTCTACCGAAGAACCAGCGCTTGCGTCCACTAAGCGAAATAAGATATCCTTCTGTGCGAAGTCGTCGATCAACTGATCCGTGCCAAAGGAGGTGAGCAGGAAATGCTTGAAAGTACTTTGGCTGGAAGTCTCTGACAACGGTTTCTGGAAGCTTGGCTTGTCCTGCGAGGGTCTTTGGTTGTCCACCATAATTCGAACCGTGTCCGAGCTTCTTACACATGAAACGATAACTGTAGTGTCGGTAATACGGACGTTCGGCGATATGCTTATCTCGATTGAGGTCACCGGTCCATCCAAGTTTCGACCAGCAGATTCTAGCAACAGCTGTATGCACATCTCCAGATTCGACGGCATCTAAGTATCTCCCATCTTTGAATAGATTCCACTCGATCGCTCCAACGCAGTAGCTCTCTCCGGACTTAGCGTCGAACTTTGCGAACTTATATCCTGGGTCCGCAACGAAGATAGATCGAAGTAGCTCTTCAACGTTCTGAAGGTTTCCTCCAGTACCGAATTCGGAGAAGGAGGACGAGAATCTTCCCGTGTTAGTGCCTGCAATATTATACGAAGTTCGCATTCTTCCATCGGGATCGATTCCTGTTTTGAGTACGGAGATTTTCTTAGCAAGGTCCCGCATGGCCATCAGATGCGCTACGATTGGCTTTGCGATAAGATAGACTTCCATCTTCTCTAGCGCGGTGCGGTCTACAGTGGGTCGGCCCTTGGATCGGATCACGGGGATTTGCAGGTGTTGGTAGAAGAGCTTATGGAGATCGGGGTTGGAGCGCCAGCTGAACGTCGGCATCCCGACACCGTCGAGGACGATCTGTTCTAGCTGCTGTTCTAGCTGGTCGATTTTGTCGTGGTAGGTGTCGATGACCTCTTGCTTCCGCCCCTGATCCACCAATACGCCCCGCAATCGCATCTCCAGAGTCGGGCCTTGTAAGGCTCTAGAGAATGTATAGGTGCGTCTGGTACAATCATCCAATTGGGGTATAATAGTTTCAAGTACTTCCAATGTGACAACGCAATCCAGTCCATTATAAACTTGGTCTCGTTCCCATTGGTTTGTGACATCATCCGGCTTTGTTTCATCGGTGTTGATGATCCTCATTTATCTCTACCTATCGTCTCCATCTTCCGCTCCGACTTCCAAGGTCCGTGATCAGTATAAATCGACCCAAGATACCCTAAGCCTTTGAGGCTTTCCGGCTGGAGCGCGTGGTGGAGGAGCATAGTGTCTTCGACGGCTGAAAATGTACGGATGCCGTAAGCTCGCCAGAGGAAGGCGATGTCGTAGAGCCCGTTTTGGAAGACCTTGGGTATCGATCCATCCTCAAGAACCGAACGTATAAGTCTCCAACACTGTTGTTCAAGCTCTTTAGTAGGCCAATAAGATCGGCTCTTTGTTCGTTCGTCATGGATAGGTATAACGATTGCAAGGTCGTGTCTTGGAGCGAAGCCAATGCATGTAATTTGGTTGCCACTGGTTTCAATATCGACGGAAAGGATTTTACAGCCTTTAATGAATCGCTTGATGAATGTTCTAATGTAAGCGATCTCCGGCTCGATCCAGATTTCGCACTTCGGTCTGCGCACATCAGGGTAATCCTTTTCTTTGTTGATCTTCGTCAGGTCCGCTACCGTCGTCGGTCTGAGTTCCCATTGCCGCGTGACCGCAGCAGGGTGATAAGTACACAGAAGCTTGTAACCAGAGACAGTATGACTACTGGTACAAGTAGTCCCACGAAGCTTCGTGATACCAGTCCGACCGCCCAAAGCCCACAGAGCAGAGTTACCCAAAGCAACAATGAGATTTGGATCGTGAGCGAGTATTTCGTCACCAAGGCGATCCAGTTCATATTGGAACTCCTTTCGTACGTAGCCGGATTTGATCAGGGCTGGGAAGGCAGGGATCGATCCGACCTTCGGCCCACAGAAGAACTCTAGCTTATTCCCTGGCGGATGCTGTTGAAAGACGTTCGTCCGATAGACCTCAGGATGCAATTCCCAGATCGCGTCTAGGCACCACGGGTCGTATGTTCGATAGTACTTCCCCATGAACTCTCGGTCAGAGGAGGTGAACTGAATCACCCCCGCATCGTTCAGCATGCGGAGGAGTTCAGCGCCCGAAGGACCAACGAACCCGCGACCGATTTTGGCTTCTTGTTCGCCTTGGGCCTCGCCTACCAAAAATACGGGAGTTGAAGAACCCATACTCATCCTTCGTCCTCGATCAGCAGCAGTTCCGCTTTGCCATCCGCGATACTCAGCCAGAAATCGCCTTCGTTGTCTTTGAGATATTCGATCTGGGTCGGCGATAGTCTATGCGCGTAAGCCTCCGCAGCTTCATACCGTTCGTGACGGGCGATATAGACCTTTGCGGTGATGCTCATTTGCACTCCTTTAGCGCAAGATGCGCATAGCCTTCGATATCTTCCCAGTGCTGCTTCTCAAGCGATCTACCAGAAAGGATACGGGAAATCTTGAGCGAGATCATATCCAAGACTTCCTTCTCCACATCGTCGAGATGATCCCAGCCGTCGTAGCTGCGGAAGACGAACTTCAGCTTCTGGCTAAGCCTAGCGTTCGTTCTAAAGTCCCCGTGGGTACTATTCCGCTCAGCAGTCAGAGCCTCAACAGCCTGTGGCGAGTGTGTTATTCGCCCTGGCTG